AGAAGTAGCGGCTGCAACCTCTGACGGCGCACGAGGCAGGACTTGTGACTTTCTGTGGATCGATGAGCTGCGCGAGGTCTCAGAGGTTGCAATGGACGCGGCAAAGAGCGTGACCTTAGCTCGTAAGAATAGCCAGCGTTTATTTACTAGCAATGCTGGAGATCATTTCTCAAAAGTTTTGAACGACCTACACGAGGCTTGCCTAAACAAACCACCTAAGTCTTTAGGCTTTTACGAATACAGCGCACCTGACTTCTGTGACATCTGGGATCGTAACGCTTGGGCAATGGCGAACCCTAGCCTTGGACATTTGATTACTGAAGCGGCAATTGAGGAGACGATCGGATCTTCAACAATGGAATCGGCTCGCACAGAGCAACTTTGTCAATGGATCTCGTCATTAAGCTGCCCTTTCAGTACAGAAGTTCTTGAAAACTCATCTGATAGCACTCTGGAGATGAGTGTAGGGGCTTATACTGTATTCGGTTTCGATGTCAGTCCTTCACGCAGGAACGGATCATTAGTCGCAGGACAGCTTCTTCCAGATGGGAGGATTGGCATCGGGATCTTAGAGACTTACAGTTCTCAGGTTGCTATCGATGAATTGAAGATGGCTGCAAGCATTAAATCATGGGTTGATCTATACAGACCGCGTCTAGTCTGCTTTGACAAGTACGCCACACAAACCATTGCAGACAGGCTTGCACAGTCTGGAGTTATGGTTGAGGATGTTTCAGGGCAACAGTTCTACAAAGCCTGTGGAGACTTGCTTGAAGGACTTACCAATCTTCGTGTCGTTCATAATGGGCAAGAAAACCTGATTGAGCAATTCACGAACACAGCTGCTAAAACAAACGACAGTGCTTGGAGAATCATCAAGCGAAAGTCTGCTGGAGATATATCTGCTCCTATTGGCTTAGCAATGGTAGTTTCCAAGTTAATGCTTCCAGCACCTAAACCTCAAATCTATAGTTAGACACGCCCTAGCATATTGTCTAATCTCTTGACAAATGCTACAATTTCTGTCTATGGGTATCTTCTCGCGTAAGCCTCAAATTATCGAAGCGCAAAACGCTCCGCAGATCATGTCAGAGTCTTACTTGACTTATGGCAATTACTTCCCAGTCATGGTTACTCGCGCACAAGCTCTACAAGTGCCATCGATCAAAAGATGCCGCGATTTAATCTGCGGAACTATTGCAAGTATTCCTCTGGAGTATTACAAGAAATCTACAGGCGAAATGATTTCCCCACCTCGATGGATCGAGCAGCCTTCTAAGGCTCAACCAAGATTTGAGACTCTTTACTTTACTTTAGATTCATTGCTCATGTATGGCGTGAGTTATTGGCAGATTACAGAGACTTATCTTGAAGATAACAGAATGGCTAACGCAAATTGGGTTGCTAACAATCGCGTAACATTTAATACCGATTCAGTCAATAATTTTGTAACACAGTATTATTTAGATGGCGTTCCTTTGCCTATGTCAGGTCTTGGATCTCTTATTACTTTCCAGAAAGATGAAGGCATCCTTGCATCTGGTGGTAGCACAATTAAAGCAGCATTAGATGCACAGAAAGCTGCAAGCATTGCATTGGAAACTCCATCTGCGACTGGCTTCTTAAAAAATTCTGGTGCTGACCTTCCACCTGCTGAAGTATCTGGATTACTAGCTGCATGGAAGCGGGCTCGTCAAAATAACGGCACTGCATATTTAACTTCTACTCTTGATTATCAAACTACTGGCTTCAGTCCTAAAGACATGGCTTACCAAGATGCCATTCAAGGATTGAGTACGGAATGCGCCAGACTTTGTTCAGTAGATCCATATTATGTTTCTAGTTCCATGAACACGAGCATGACCTACAGTAATATTATTGATGAAAGAAAACAATTAGTCGCTTTGACTTTGCAGCCTTATGTTTCAGCGATTGAGTCCAGGTTGAGCATGAATGATGTCTCAACAGAAGGACATTTTGTAAAATTCTGCTTAGACGATACTTTCCTAAGAACAGAACCAATGGAAAGATTGCTAGTGCTAGAAAAGATGTTAGCACTTGGTTTAATTACAACAGAACAAGCAATGCAAATGGAAGACCTATCACCTAATGGGAATGGCAGCTAATGGAAACTCTATATATCGAAGCATCCTCTCTTGAATGCTCAGAAGAACGCAGAGAAATCTCTGGCAAGATCGTTCCTATGGGTACTGGGGAAATCGGCAGCACAAATCTAGGACAATACACATTCGCAGCTAACTCTATTGAGATTGCTGATCCATCAAAGATTCGTTTATTGTCACAACATAATTTACAAAAGCCAATCGGCAAGATGATCTCAGCAGAACAAAAAGCAGATGGAATTTACGCAGTTTTCCGTTTAAGCCGCAGCACAGCAGGATCTGACGCTTTGATTATGGCACAAGAAGGATTAGTTACAGGCTTGAGTATTGGAGCAGAAATCCTTGCATCAAAGCCATCAAAAGATGGATACACAGTTGTTTCATCAGCTCGTCTAAAAGAAGTTTCTTTAGTAACTGTTCCTGCATTCGCAAGCGCAGAAATACTAGAGATCGCAGCAGAGGAAGTCATCCCTGTTGAAGAAAACCCACAAACAGAAAGCGAGACAGTCGTGGAAGACACTACAGTCGAAGCAGCACCAGTAGAAACAGCGGCTGTAGAAGCTGCTCGCCCTACAGTTACAGCAATGTATTACACAAATCCTCGTCTTAACCTAAACATCACAGCTGGTGAATATGCTAAGGCACAATTGAACGCATCACGCGGTGACGCAGATGCTCGCGAACTAATGGCAGCTCTACAGGTTGCAACAGTTGCAGAGAACACAGGTATGGTTCCACCAACATACCTAAAGGATGTAATCGGCATCATCGATTCATCTCGCCCATTCATTGATTCAATCGAGCGCGCTGCACTTCCAGCAAGCGGGATGAAGATCTTCACTCCAAAATTGGGAACACAAGCTACTGTTGCATTGACAGCAGAAGCAGCAGAATTCTCATCAACAGATACAACAGTCACATTCCAAGAAGATACAGTGGTCAAGTTCGCTGGAGCTGGAAAGCTCGATGTTGAATTGGTTGATCGTTCAGACCCAAGTTTCTTGGATCTATATCTACGCGAATTGGCTGCATCATACGCACAGAAGACCGATGCTTATGCTGCAAACATTGCTGCACAAAACTCAGCAGCCTCAACAGGCTCAACAGTCTACAAGTCAATCGCAGATGGTATTGCTGATTCATTTGGCGTAATGCGTCAAACACCAAATCGCTTGCTAGTTGCCACAAGTGGTGGAGTTAATGATATTGACTTCGCTGGACTACTTGGCGCAGTGGATTCAACAGGACGCCCAATTTTTGCGGCTGCTGCTCCACAGAACGCTAATGGTTTGATTACACAAGGTTCAACAGCTGGAACAGTTGCAGGACTTTCACTCGTAGTAGATCCAAACTACACAGGTAACGATGCAGGTTCTAAGTACGCACTCGTTTATCCTTCAATGGCAATGCGATTCCATGAATCAGGCACACTCCAGATTCGTGCAAATGTAGTTGCAAATGGCCAGCTAGAAATCGGTATCTACGGATATTGCGCAGTGGTTAATCGCTATCCAACAGCGTTCCGTTTCCTCGCAGTAGCGTAATCTAGTAACACACTAAGTCGCTCTGGGGAGTAGTAGCCCTCTACTCCCCAGAGTCTTTAGAAAGGAAACAAAATGGCTCTAACGACAGTCAGTGAATTACGCTCCGTACTTGGAGTGGGCACTCTCTATCCAGACGCCACTTTACAAGAAGTTTGTGACGCATCCGATGCAGTCCTACTTCCAATGTTATGGGCTCCTAAGTGGTTCTCCGTTGCTCATGGCAATGTTGTGGGCACAGGCACCTTATACTTTAATGATTCTGTTCTAGACACTTTTTATGTAGGTCAAAGCGTCACGATTGCCAATTCAGGTTCTTCTTATAATGGCACTAAGACAATCACAGCAGTAAGCGATTATTCAATCAGCGTAGCAACAAACCACACTGTTGCTCAGGCGTATCACCCAATCTTTCCTTATGGATCTGTATCGACAACTACTTACACAGACTGGACAACGGATACAGCAGTCCAAAACGCAGCTCTTATGATATCTGTTGAAATCTGGCAAGCGCGTACAGCCACCCTTTCAGGCAGTAACGCAGTCGATTTCCAGCCAAGCCCTTACCGAATGA